ATGTGTATCTGGGGTATGAAGATCTTTAGGATAATATAGACGCTCAATTTCTTTACCAAGTTCTTTGGCTAAATCTTTCAGATCGTCTATTTTTTCACTATGTGTGTGTCCGCTGATTAAAATATTCATAATCCCCCCGTGAGTTTTACCTAATAAAAACGACACACACGATAACATATGTTCTTCACTCATTAACCCCCTCCATTTTCTAATAAATCAATATGGCCTATAGCGGCAAAACGTGCTTCTTGATCACTTTCATAAGCTTCATTTCCACATATAGCATCTCTAAAATTAATTTCTTTTCCATTAAGAAATCTATTTTTTAATTGTTGATAGATTATATAGTAAGATTTTTTTTTAGAATCATTTAATATTTCAAATTCATATTCACCAAACTTTTCCATTATACTGCCTCCAATCGATCATAAAAGTGCAGGAAACTACGGCATAATTCCGCGAATCCTTCCATTGCTACAGGATGTATCCCTGATTCTGCAACCGCACTTTCTACATCATCTGTGTCTAACTGTAAATCGAAACCGAAACATTTATTTTTCTTAATCCATATATTGTAATCTTGCGCCATTAAATCATATAAAGTTATTTCAGAAATACTTTTAGACATTTGAATCTCCTTATTCTTGGTCTTCGATTGGTAAGCTTTGTACATATGCTTCTACTACATTAAGTTGAAAAGCTAGCTCATGATAGAACTCTTTTAATTCTTTGGTACTAACGCTTTCATGATTTTTAAATTTACATAAATATGTGTTGTATTCTAATACGATTGAATGAGCCATACATTCATGTTTAAAGTTACTCCTTGTAATATCTATTTTTAATTTCATTTCTATTTCCTTAAGTATTGTTGCGAAAACCCATGTTACAACACTTGAAATAATATTACAATACATGAAAGGAAATTAGAGTGATTTTGTAGATATCTATCTGTGTGCTATCTTTGTATTTGGGAGGTAGAGGACGACACATTACTTTATCGTGATAACAGCTCTGTAGTGCCTCGCGAGTTATTAATCGATTAATAATATATTTCACAGGAGCCCTTAAATGAGCGAAATAAAAAACTATTCAGACGAGAAGGAAGATACCCATTACAATGGCGTTCCTTCTATGTACGGCAAAATGGTAAATGAGCAAAATAAAATGCAGCCTAAATATTGCGAACCTGGCGAAGCTGGTGGTGGAATGCGCGGTGAGCACAGTAATGAACAAGCTGGACCATAATGATTAGGCACTATAAAGTACAAAAGGTTAAATAATGGGCATATGGAAAGAATCTAAATACCGTCCTGAGTACTGCGAGGTAGCTATTGAAGTGCTATCCGCAGGAAAAAGTTTAGCGGCAGTTTGTGCGCAAATAGGAATATGTCGGGAAACTCTTACAAACTGGAAAAATGCTCATCCTGACTTTAATGCAGCCATGCGATTTGGTGTACAAAAATGTCAAGTTTATTGGGAAGATATGGGGATGGATGGAATCCAAGGAAATATAGAAAAATTTGGAGCCTCTCCTTGGATCTTTTCCATGAAAAACCGTTTCCGTGAAGACTACAAAGAAGAAAAAGAAGACAAATCAGATACTGCCGTATCAGTGCTCGAGAAAATCATATCGGGTGAACTAAAGATAAAAAATGATTGATGTCTACAATTTGGAAGATTTTGCACCTGCGTTTTTTAAAATCTCTGACAAACAAGGGCAGCTTGTGCCATTTGTGTTTAACCGATCACAATTATTTGTACACGCAAAAATTGAAAACCAACTAAAACGATTAGGTTACGTACGCGTGTTGATTTTGAAAGGACGCCAGCAAGGGATATCTACATATATACAAGCTAGGTTTTTTCACCGGGTATTAACAATGCCCGGTACAAATGCTTTTATCCTTACGCATATGACTGATGCCACCCAAGCCATTTTTGAAATGACAAAGCGATATAACAATAATTTACCTAAGGGTTTAGCGCCCACTCCTGATAAAGACAACGAAAATAGACTGTTGTTTAATAGGCTATCATCAGGATACAGGGTTGGTACCGCTGGCTCTAAAACCATCGGACGCTCCATGACGAATCAATTACTCCATTTGTCAGAATATGCGATGTATGACCAACATGTGGAAATTAAGACAGGCATTGAACAAACTGTTGCTGATTTACCCGGAACTGAAAAGATAAAAGAGTCAACGGCCAAAGGTATAAACAACGCGTTTTATATGGATTGGATGGACGCTAAAGAGGGAAAATCAGATTGGGAGACCATCTTCGTCCCGTGGTATTGGGATGACGGTTATACAAGAGGCGCAAAAGATATTATCCTAAGTGAAGAGGAAAAGGATTGGTTGCAATTATATAAAACCGACGGCCTAACGATGAACCACATTGCATGGCGAAGAAATAAACTTGCGGATTTTGATGGTGATTACGAACAAAAGTGCAAACAATTTAGACAAGAATATCCTTTTACCGATGAAGAGGCCTTTTTAAACTCTATTACTGACACCTTTATCACGGTTGAACCTGTGCAACAGGCCCGTAGAAACAAGGTATTTAGCGAAGCGGCCCTGATAATAGGTGTTGACCCCGCAAGAGGCGGTGAAGACAAGAGTGCGGTATGCAGGAGAAACGGACGTGTTGTCACAAACATTGAGACCTACAAGGGATTAAACACCATGCAGTTAGCCGGCAAGCTTAAGTTAATTCTGGATAACGAACGACCACACAAGATGTTTATAGATAGCATAGGTATTGGAGCTGGCGTGGTAGACAGATTGCAGGAAATGGGATATGAAAATGTAATAGGAATAAATGTCTCGCGCAAATCATCTTTGCCTGATAGATTTAAAAATCTGCGTTCAGAATTATGGTCAGAGATGCGAGATTGGTTTAATCAAGATATGCCTGTGCAGATTCCAGACGATCCCGAGCTGCAAAAAGAAATATGCGGTCTTGGGTCTCATCCAGATAGCTCTGGCAGGCTACAAATTGAAAGCAAGGATGATGCGAAAGGACGTGGAATGAAAAGCCCTGACTGTGCCGATGCTCTGATGATTACATTTGCCTATGGACAACACGCGGGAATATCATCTTACCAACCTAATTTTATACCGGAACATACAGCAGGACGATTGATTTAACGGTGTATAGTTCAGGCTGGTAGAACTGATGTTGAGATAGCGCTGGTTCGAATCCAGCTACGCCGACTTATTTAAAGTGTATGATTTAAAGGATTAGATATGTATTTATTACAAGACGTGATGATAGATGAAAAAAAAGAAATGTTATTAATACATAAGATTGAAAATTTATATCATTTTTTGCATGGCGCGCATAATGTTTGTGACCATGAAAATTCAAGTTCAACTTTTCATCAAGCCTGTCATGCGGTTCAGGAAATAATTAATTTTATTAAAAATTAGGAACTGAGAGCGGCGCATTGGGAAGTCCGCCACGTATAAAAGCGTATGAATTAGAGTTCGAATCTCTACAGTTCCACCAACAACCTAACTAAAAGGATTTAGTGATGGCCAAGAAAAATGAAAAAATAGCACGTGAAGCGCGGCTCGCCTGTGAAAAATGGCGCGAGGGTTTCAAGTGGAATATTGACCAATACCACGAGATGCATACCTTTGTTCTAGGCCAGCAATGGACGGACGAAGAAGAAGACGACATGATTAAAACGTTTCGTAAAGTGCCGATGGTTGCTAATAAACTCGGTGCTATGGCGAACTCGTTACTCGGTGAGCAACAACAAAATACCCCGCAGCTTCAAGTCGTACCGATGACTAACTGTGATGAGAATATAGCACATCTTCGAGAACTCATTGTTAAAGACATTATGTTTTCTACTGATGCCACCATTACCTATCAAGTTGCTGCTGGTCAAGCTGCAATAGGTGGCTATTCTGCTTTCTATGTTGGCACAGATTATACCCATCAACGATCATTTGACCTTGATGTTTGTTATGGTCATTTCAAAGATGCAACTCGCACCTATTTTGATATTAGTGCCGAGACTCCAAACAAAACAGATGGAATGCACGGTGGCTATATAACTCGTATGAGTCGCGAGAAATTTATAAAAATATATGGCAAAGACTTAGAAGAAAAAATATCTAAAACTATGAGCCCTACCGCAAGTCAAGAAGATATAGCACTGGCTGTGCAACCATCTGAAGGAGATGATCCTTTCACATGGGCAGATAATGAAGCTATTACTATACTAGACCATTTTAAGAGAAAATTTTCAAATGATACGCTGTATAAATTATCAAATGGAAAAACTTATAATCAAGAAGAACTTGATGAATTAATAGAAGTCTCTAAAGAAAAGAATGCGTTGCTTGAACAGCACAGAGAAGATATCGATTTAACTCAAGCTATTGGTCAAGATATGCCTGGTATGAATAGGATGCCGGAAAACGGATTGAACGAAAATTACGGAATGAACGACGTTCAATCCGGTGAATCTCAAGGTATTGCCAGCATGGGAGACTCAAATGCCGAAGAAGTCGAAAAGGCTGACGAGTTTGACGAAAACATGATAACACTTTGGGATGATGGAGAACCTGTACGCATTGAAGATAAGAGAAACTTTAAATCATATAAAATTTGGCATTATAAGATTGCTGGTGATTACATATTAGAGGATGGTGAATTTCCAGCCGAACAACTTCCTATAATATTTATGGATCAAAATTCATTTTACGATAAGAATGGTAAGCAGATTTGTCGCAGCTTCTTTGGGGACTGTAGAGACACTCAGCGCTATATAAATTATATCCGTACTCAATCAGCCTTTATACTAAAAATATCGCGCTACGATCAGTTTATAGGCTCTAAGAAGAACGTTCAGGGGTTAGATACCCAACGTAACTGGCGTGACCCTAATAGTGTCCAAGGTCTATTAGCTTATGATGAATCACCATCTGGAGCTAAGCCGGAACAGTTAAGACCTCCTGAATTATCAGCATCCTTACTTCAACAATATGAAATTGCGATACAGGATTTGTATCTGGCTACTGGTTTATATCCTACGCAGCTAGGACAACAAGGTAATGAAGTATCAGGAAGTGCAATTGATGCGCGTACGCGTCAAGGCTCTTATGCAACTTATTGCTTTTTCAACTCAGTAAACCGAGCTATAACTACAGGAGGCTCTGTAGTGAATGAAATGATACCTCGAGTTTATGATTCGGAACGCGTTATAACATTGATGATGCCGGATGAAGGCATGAAAAATATCACTGTTAATAAGCAAATGGATGACTATGGCGAATTGATAGAAAACGACATAAGAAAAGGAACTTATGAAGTCAGACTTAAAGCAGGGCCAAGTTTCGAAGGGCAGAAAGCAGAAGCGTTGCAATCCTTGCGCGAAGTTCTACAAGCAGACCCAGAAACCTTTAAGTTGGTTGCCGACTTGTATGCTGACAATCTACCTCTCTCTAACAATCTTGAAATTAAAAACAGATTAAAAACCATTGTGCCGCCTGAAATCATTGAAGCAGGTAAAACAGGCAAGATGCCTAATGAAATGGGCAAAAATCAACCCACACCTGAACAAATGCAAATGCAAATGCAACAACAACAAATGCAGATGGAGCAACAATTTAAACAGCAACAAATTGAAATTAAAAAGCAGGAATTACAGCTTAAAGCACAACAAATGCAAATTGATTTGGAAATAGAGCATCAAAAATTACAAGCAGAAGAGATGTCTGTAATGGGAGAAATAGAAGAAAGTAAAATGCGTTATATGGCTGAAACAGGACGGACTGAAGCCGATACATCGATAGCTCATGCTAATAATTTGGTAAAACTATTAACGCATAAAATGGATTTATAAAGGATTTAAATAAACAGGGGATGTTGAAATGGCTACAGAATTTGGAAATATTGATGATATGTTAATAGGAGGGACGTCGCCGAGTATTCCGCCGACATCTGAGAGCAAAGACGATTATCAAATAGCAGATGATGCACCGGATAATGATTTAGATACTCCGGAACCTACGAACAAAGATGATTTTTATTCGACACCTAAAGAAAAATCTATTGAAGATGAAAAACCTTTTGATGAACCACAAGAGAAAGAAACTGATTCTGACGATTATGGTAATCCTAAAGAAAAGCCTCGCACTTATACAGAAGAAGAAGTTAATGAAATGTTTAGGAAGCGTTTTAAAAATCGCACAGAAGAAGAAGTAAAACCAACTCCTCAACAATATGCTCAAGCTGAAGCAACAGGTTTTGAATATAATCCTGAGTCTAACGATAATTGGGAAGTGCAACTCAAACATTTTGTAAAACAAACTGTTTCACAAATGCAGGTAGAGGAAGTTCAAAAACAAAATACATTAAGAGAAAAACAAGCGCATGTTGAATTTCAAGATAAATTTATTCAAGGAATGGAAAAATTCAATGATTTTAAAGAAATTGTAGCATCTCAGCCCATTGATGATGCAATGACTTTAGCTTTAAGAGAAATATCTAATCCAGCTGCCTTTATTTATGCTGCCAGTAAACGCCAACCTCAAGAGCTTGAACGGATATCAAAAATTAGCAATCCAAACGCGCGCTATGCAGAAATGATTCGTCTTGAAGAACGCATGAAAAAAGCAGCTCAAGGAACTAAAGCACCTAAGCCCATAAGCCGTAGTAGTAACGATGCATCAATTCCAGTTAAAGCCAAACCAAAAGAACCTAGTATTGAGGACTTAATTGCAAGTTCTGATGCTAAGAGGCGTGCACAGATGACAGCTAAGCGAGGAAGATAGAAGCGAAAAGCCCCTTAAATAGGGGCGTTAACGCCGACCAGGATTCCCCGATCCATTTAGAAGAATTATATTTTATTTTATTGTAGAAAGCTAGGTTCTTTTTCAGAATAAATAGTATTCATATATGTTAAATCACCATCATTCTGCGTATCAAATTGCCTTTCAATATCTAATGTATCTATGTATTTCCAAAATTCTTGGCCATCAGAATCACTTATTAGAGCTAATGCAGAGACAGGAGAAAATACTTCAGTTTGGTCATTTTCATTAATATATATATTCCAATGATTAGTAACCGGGACAACATTTTTAATGTTAAGTTTCATTTTCTGCTTACCTTATAATTAAAATTATGCATTGTATGTATTTTGGGTATTAATGCAACCTTGCAATAACAATAATTTAATATATATTTCTCTTATTATTGTTATTGAGTAACCATAAATCTGTGAGAAAGTCTAGTTAAGTAATTTATATCAATAACTTACTTAAAGTATAAATACATTATTAAGAGGGTTGATTTACTGTGATCAAACTGAGGATTAAATTTACTGAAAATTTTATACTAGATTTATACCAAACTTATCAAGAGATAATTAATGGAGTTATCCCCAGAAAATGTGGATAAGAAAAGGAGGAACATGAATATTTTAGAAGAAGCATTAAAATTGGTTAATGGAGATAGGCAACAAAATTATGGAGACATACATGATTCATTTAATCGAATTGCAGGGTTTTGGTCAGCATATTTAGGTATACATGTAGATATATTTGATGTTGCAAAAATGATGATTTTATTGAAAGTTTCACGCGCCAAAGATAATAATCATATTGATAGTTATATCGATATTGCAGGTTATGTGGCATGTATTGAAAAATTATTGAATACAAAAGATATTTAATTATTTGTGATTTGACAGATTGTTAATACAATACTAAGATAGTTTTAATTATTACTGATGTGTATTGGCCTCCATCAGCCGCTGCTAAAAAAAATTGGCGTGTAATTCGTCTTCCGCCGGACAAATGATAGTTAGGAGCTTAAGCATGATGCTTGAGTAATTAATCAACATTTGTTCGTCAGGGAGATAGAACAATGGCCAATGTATTTCGTGAAACTCAATATGTATTAGATGACGTCTTCATCCGATTTTGGAATAGTTTAGCTTTCGCAAGAACCGCTAACAGAAACCTCGAAGGTGACTTCAAAAACCTCAGATTTGCAACCGGTCAAACACTTGATTATCGCTTAGAAGAAAGATATCTAGCCGGTGAAGGCGCTACAGCCACAGCAGAAGCACGCGTGCAGGTCATTCGACCACTTTCTATCACTAAACAATTCCGAACAATGATTGAATATACAGGTTTCAACCTGACATTCGATCGAGCTCGAGATGAACCCTATTTAGAAATGGCAAATGCTCCGCGTGCTAAGCGTCTTGCTAATTTAGTCGAAAACTTCATTGCTGATTCATTTCAAACACAAGTTTATCAATCTGTAGGAACTCCAGGCGTTCCGGTAGATTTTAATACTATTTTAACTGCCGATGCACTTATGACGCAGCTGGGTATTCCAGAAGATGGTAAAAGGTATTCCGCTGTGCCCCCTAGAGTATCAGCTAATCTAAATAATGACCTATTTAATGTATTCAACAACACAGTTAATACTGGTGCATTGATTGATGGTTTCGTAGGACATTTATCAGGCTTTGATTTCTTTAAAACTAACTTCTTAAAACGTCAAATAGCTGGGGCCGGTGAAGCTGGTGGTTCGCCTCCTGCTGGCATGTTATTAGGTGGTCTTGTAACTAATGGTCCAATCGTTGGCGGTAATACAATTGCTGTAGGTAGTTTAGGCCAATCACCAGGGACTGTTGTATTTAATGTAGGTGATGTTATCCAAGTGGCACCCGCTGCGGGTGTCTATATGGTCAATCCTTTGACTTATGAGCCCATCTATGAAGCGCCTGCACAGTTCGTTGTTACTTCACAAGTAATCACCTCTGATGGTGCTACGGCAACAATCCCTGTTAACCCCACAATCGTTATTGACGGTGCGCGTCAAAACATTAGTGCTGCTATTCCAAATGGTGCACAAATGTTGTTGTATGCATCTCACAACGTCTCACTTGCTTACCATACTCAATCTGTGGTCTTTGCCGCTCCTCCTATCAAAGAACTTCGAGGTGGTGTTGAGGCTGTGACTAGATATTCTGATTTGTACAAGTTAGCGATGACCTACTCTTTGGGTGCGGACATCCGAAACTACGAACAGTTAGATCGTATCGATGTTATATGCGGTGTGGCAATTAACCCTGAGTTTGCTGTGATGATTATGTCCTAACTAAAAATTGACACAGTGCTTTTTTAGGCTGTGTCAATTTTATGCTTGATTAAAACAGGGAGTTAATGATGCGCATACAACGTACAGATGAAATGATTATATATTTAGGAAAATCAGTTTCTCGAAAAGCCTTTAGAGTATTTGTTTATGCTAAAGATGGGCGCCAAAGGATTGCTGAATCTTATGAAGAATTTGATTTACTTACTCACAATCAAGAATGGTTTGCCACAAAAGAAGAAGCAATAGCACCAAAAAAAGAAGTTATTGAGGAACCAAAAGAATTTGTAAAGCTCCGTAAAAAAACGGGGGGATAATGGCTTACACATTCAGAGACTTTGCTTTTCAAATGTATCGTCTAATAAATGCTTCCAATCCTACAACGCCTTTGCATGGTGATGATGAAAAGCTCTGTTTACAGGTCTTAAATCAGCTCATGCAAGCCTATGCTGGTAATGGGCAAATGTTGACGATTGCGAAAACTCTGAATTGCCCAATTAATAACGATATTCATACAATTCGATTTGTTGATAACAATTATCCAACCGATACCATTATGACAGAAATTGTGGCGCTTGTTACGGCTTCTCCCCTAATTACAGTCGCTAATGGTACGCTTTATAATATAGGCGATTTGGTTTCGGGAAATGGGATACCCGCATTAACAGTTATCATAAATATTGATGGAAATATACTCACATTAAGTAATAATTCAACAATTACAGGCTCATCTACATTAACGTTTATTCGACCTAATGTAATACCTGGCATTGTATTTATTAAACAAGGCCGTTTAGCAAATTTAGATAATGCTTGGTTAATTCTTTCAGGAGTGACTTATCCGCTTATTGATAAATCTCGTGATGATTTTCTAGCGGCTTGGAAGTACGAACCTTTAAAAGGGCTTCCTAGATTTGCCATCGTATTTCCGAATACAGAATATGTTGATATTCAGTTATATCCTGCTCCTAGTCAGTTCTTTGAATTCTTTTGCCGCGGTAAATTTCAATTATCTGAATATACAAAAGACTCTGATATGTCAAATTTGCCTCAGTATTTCATTCGATTCCTGCTGTTCGCCGGTGCACGTGACGTTTGCATGTACAAAGGAAGATCCGAAGCGTGGACCCCAAAACACGAGCAATTTTATCAAGAAGCCTATGATATCATGGTATCAACTAGCGAAATGAATCTTTCAATTACAGGTGATGAACAATCTCTCTTAAATGGAGCATGGCGTGTAAAAGCCGGAATTTAGCGGTGATTGGAGAGTTAGTATTAATTAATATATAATAAATCTTTTTAGGAGGGTTTATTATGAATGAAATTAATGGTTTTAAAATTATTGAAAAATTGGATAAAGGATATGTAATTGCTAAATGTAAAGAATGTCTAAAAGATTGGAGGGTTTACATTTACACATTGAATAATAAAAAAAGTTGCGGATGTAATAGCTGGAGTCAATTGAAACCGCTCCCTGAATTTATAAATGGATTCAAAATAATAAAATGTTTTGGATATGATAAGTTGAAGGGAAGAAGGGCACTTGTTGAATGTAAAGTATGTAAAATTGAATATGAAGTTGACCCAACAAAGCTTAAATATAGACAACATTGTGGGTGTATGAAAAAAAATATTATTGCATGTAAATATGCAAAATCTCATCCACAATTAGCTCAGGCAATAAAACATATGCTTGGTAGATGTTATAACGAAAATGATAAGGATTATTATAATTACGGTGCCAAAGGCATTACAGTGTGTGATGAATGGAGGCAGGATAGAAATAAATTTTGCGAGTGGTCATTAGCTAATGGATTTAGAAATGAAGAATTACTGTCAATTGATAGGATTGATGGTAGTAAAGGTTACTGTCCAGACAATTGCAGATGGACAAATGCCAAAGAACAAGGACGTAATACGCGAAGAAACGTATTAAATATGAAGTTAGCCGAAGAAATAAGGAATTCAACGATGTCAAAGGTGGAGTTAGCAAAAAAATATAAAGTAAGCTGGTCAACTATTTGGCTGGTAATAAATAATCGCATATGGATTAAATAATGCCTATTCAATCGCTTCCGATATTCTGCTACTACGATGTTCAACGGTTTACGCAATTTGGTTCTATGGATTGTGCCAATTGGTATGGAATTCAAGTAGAAGCAGCTAAAAAAAAACAAGCTTTATATCCTGCAATGGGAAGAAAGCATGTTAATTATTTGAATGAAAATCGGCTTGTATTTGACACAGAACCTCGAGATGAATTTAGAACAATTAATTATATGTACATAATAGAAGGAACAGAAGTTATACAGTATGATTTATTTTTTAATGCCAGAACTATAGGAAGTATTGGTTTAACCGGAACACTTTGGTTTGCTTATTTGCCTGTAGGAAATACTGTTTATGCGTTATTAACAAATGGAGTAAATATTTACATAATAACGGAAACTGGCACTACAGTGACTTTTCAAATATGTACCGACACAAATGCCCCTATAAAGCCTCAATATGTGGCAGCATTTGGTAGCCGATTTGTTGTAAGCCAAATGGATACGCCAATAAATTATCTTACTCAGATTAACTTAGGAGGTTCTCCTCCTGTTGATCCGGCTAAGATTTTTACTATTCCTGACGGAGGTTCTGGATTTCCCCTGTTTTTCAGTTCCTCAGGAATTGTACGGTCTTATGCTGTATTACATAGCCAATTATATATTTTTACAGATTTCTCCACAGATATTTGGGCAAATATTGCAACACAAATCACAGTAGCAGGTGTTACACGTGAGTTTCCATGGAAAATTAATACTTCATATAATTGGGATTATGGTATTGCTGACCCTTTAAGCCTATCTGTAGATTTTGGAAGAATGGTATGGCTTGGTAAAAACTTAAATGGTCTTGTATCATTTATGTCTTCTGATGGCGGTCAACCTGTAGATATATCAACTCAAGCTATTAATGTATTACTTGAAAATGCTTCTGATACTGATACAGGAATTAGTCCATTTTTGCGATTAACTACTGATGGTTTTCTATATCAATATGAGAACACTATATTTTATAGAGCTTCAGCAGGTATTTATGATAATACAGAGTTACTTGACCCAACAACATCTGCTAATTCAATTGAATATAACTTTGAAACAAAAACGTGGGGTCGTGTTATTGAATTAAATGGCAGTCGTTGCCGGATTCAAAAACATGTATATTTTAATAATAAACATTTGGTAATTGTACAAGGCGATCCAGCTATTTATGAAATGGCAGGCAATATCTACTATAATGAAACTAGAAATATTGCACAGACTAATATTCAAGCATCAGATGCTTTCTTAAAGTTTCCCATGCGTTATGAATTAGTTACTCAACAAATTTTTCAGGAAGATTATTCGGAGTTCATTGATGATTATGTCGAGATTGACTTTGTATTTGGGAATCAAACGTTTTATCGTAACAATGCGCCGTTTCTTAATACGGAGTTTATTGTTAGTGAAACGTCTACGCCGACAACTCCTGTTTACATGGTTACCGAAGACGATAAGTTTATCATTACGGAAGGTTCTAATACGCCTTCGTTTGAAGATACTCATTACAATGCCTTATTTAAACCTCACATTGAGCTATATTACTCTGATGACGGTGGTGTTTCTTTTATTACAGGTGATCTTCGGGAGTTTAGCCCTCTGGGACAATATAGATGGCGGATGCGCTGGTATGAACTCGGAATCAGTCGAAACCGATGCTATAAGCTCATTTGTGTTAGCTCAGCGCCTATAGTTATATTAGGAGCTGTTAGAAACACAAGACGTGCAAGTGGAGGTGCAAACTAATGACTATATTTTTAGACAGAATAGATGCGGCTCCAGTTCTAGGCAATGTATTTGAATATCCTTTTGCGACATGGCTTGCTGTATTGGTGAATGTGCTTAATGAAAATATACAAGATATTCAAAACGATTTTAATTTATTACAAGCACAAAGTTATACAAGTACACAAATAACTGACATGTTTACAGCAGGAACATTGGTCAATGGTGTACTCTTATATGATTCAGTATTAAACGTTTATGTAGGGATGCAAAACGGCACTTTAGTAAAGTTTACAACAAATGCATACCCATGATGTTCCACGTGGAACATTAGTAAAAGGAGATTAATATGGGTTGGTTAGACAGTTTTCTTCATCCAGAAAAAGGATATCAAGCGGGTCAATCAGAGCTTGAAAAATATTATCAACAAGCCCAACAAGGATTACAGCCATATAATCAACATGGGCAAGAAGCTTATGGTGGATTATCTGATGCTATGAAACAATTATTGGACCCTCAGGCATTGCAAGATAAATGGTCCAAGGGATATCAAGAAAGTGGTGCTGCTAAACAAAATGAAGCGATGGCATCTCAGCATGGATTAGATGCTGCAAGTTCTATGGGACTTATGGGCTCTTCTCCCGCACTGCAAGCTATACAATCTGGAACGGCTGGAATTGGTGCTCAAGATAAACAGCAATATATGAACGATCTTATGCAAAAATATATGCAAGGAACTGGGATTGCTGGAAATGTCTACGGCCAAGGCTTAAATGCAGCCGGTCAAATGAGTAATAATGCTATGAACATGGGCCAAAATTCCGCTGGTATGGCATATGGTCAGCAAAATTCCCCAGGTAATCTGTTGGCGAGCATTCTAGGGGGTGCAGGTGGATTATTTGGCAGCGCATTAGGAGGACCAATGGGCGGCATGCTTGGTGAAAAAATGGGATGGGGTAAATATCAACCATCTAATTCCTGGCATACAGGAGGACAATAATGGTTACAGGAATTCCATTACCAGGCCAACCAGGCGAAGCATTATTAAAAGGCATAAATAGCGGCTCTAGCATGTTTTCACGCCTAATGCAGCCTGTGCTTGAGCGTGAAAAACAAAAACAATTAGAAGAACATTTTCAAGAGCAATTAAAACTTAGTAAAGCTGCTTCAGGACGTGCTGCACAATCTGCTGCAGATGCACATCGTAAAATGGATCCAAAATGGCAAATGCAACAATTACAACAAAAAATTGCATATCTTAATTCATTAAGAGGTCAAAATAGCAATCAATCGGCACAAGGAGTTACGCCGGAAGGCTCTCCTCAAGACATGATGAAATTATTAGGTGATGAGCAACAAGAAATGTCTCAAGGCCAAGGCGCGCTTATGCCAGAAGAAGAGTCTCAGAAAATAATGCCTCAAACTCAGAAAATGGCTGCTCAAAATCAAGGAACTGGTCAATTGCCTGCTGGTTTAAATATAGATGAGATTATCAAAGGTCTTACTTATCAATCACTGGGATTAAAACAACCTGCGAATGGAATTTATAAAGAACCTCCAGAATTGAAGCGTCGAAATGATTTGAAAACCAAAATGGATGAGGCCAAATATAAACATGATTTGAAGATTGAGGAAGCAAAGACGGCGGCTGATTTAAAGAATGAACAAACACATCATAAAGTTATAGAAGATGCCAGAAATGATTTGCCGCATCTCAATGAAACATTACGCTCATTAAAAATCATGAAAAAGATTGCTGATGATCCGGCTAACAAAGATTTGTTTGGACATTGGATTGAAGGGCATGATACGGCGGCAAAACGTGCTAAAAATCCTAATGCGGGTACTTGGCAAGTCTACGGTCTTGACCCTATCGTTGCGGCTGAAATGAAGATGGCAGCGCGGGGTAACCAGCTTGCTTTGAAAAGCGCTTTAAGTAATAAGGCAAACTTTGCAGAAGACCAAGGCGTTGCGGCATCTAAAATCAATGGCGCTATCGATAAGATTAGCCGTCAGATTAAAGAAATGTCTCGAATTGCCAATGACGGCAGTGATGACTTTTCAAAAATGAGTGATGAGGAATTGCGGGCGATTGCAGGGGGCAAATAATGGCCTATACAGAAGAGCAACGACGAACAGCACGCCAAGAGCTTGCGCGACGTGAAATAGCTCGCCGTCAACAAGCTAATCCTCAGCAAGCCGAAGAAGAGGAAGATATACCTTATACTCCTCCTCCAAAAAGAACAGGATGGGAAAGCATTGGTGAAGATATCGGAGAATTGCCAGGCAAAGCGCTCGATTATGCAATGGATTTGCAGAATCAAATCGGTCAATCTGGTGGTCAGGTTTATAACAAACCAGGTCGAGCGCTTAAAAACTTATTGGCGGGCGTTGGTGAATTGGGTATTGGTACATTGAACTTTCCCCATGAAGCTATTAAATATCTGGGCGAAAAGAATGTTATTCCCGAAGGGCTTAAAAAATACAATGAATTGCCATTTACTCATATACCTGATTTAGGTATTGAGAAAGCTATGGGACTTAATAAGGCTCATGAAGGCGATCAATTCTTACGTCAATTACCTGGTCTTATTGCGGGTGGTAAAGCCCTGAGATCAATTCCAGGCGTGAAGGGTTCAGGTAAAAAAATAGCAGCTCAATTCCAACATGGCCCTCTCAAAAGAAAAGTTGAAGCGCTTGAGAAACAGCACGAAGTAGCAACCGGAGAACATACGGCGGCTACGGGCGAATATAACGCTTTAAAAGACTTTTTAGAGAGTCAAGCGGGCTTTGAGACAAGTAACCCTAATGCATTGACTAGGAAGGCCACAGAAGCCCAGCAAGCACTGAAAGGACTTCAAGAGCAATCAGCAGCAGTACCAGAAGCATTGCGTGCCACAGAAGAGCCTGTAGCTCCTCAAAAAACGCCTTTGTCATTGGTTGAGCCTGTGCGAGCCGGTGAAAAGCCTGAAATCAGTGAAGAACCTATTAGACAGGCTGAGAGTTTACTTAAAACTAATGCTCAAAAATCTGACGAACATGAAGCAGCCATTTCTCAGCATTTAGGAGAAGGTAATGCACATCGTAAACGAGTCGCAGAAAAATTGAATCCCATTCTTGAAGAAAGACAGGCTGAAATCGGAAAAGGCTATGATAAATACATTAATGGTCTTAAAGATAAGCAAGTTACTTTAACTAATCCTCGGGAAGCCAAGGCAATAACCCAAGACATTCATAAGCTTTTAAAAGAGGGTGACACTTCATCTAAAGAAATGATTAGGCTCACTGATGAACTGGCTAATCTTGGAAAGGGCGAAACGATGCCCGCAGATAAATTTGTATCAGCCTATCGAAGCTTGCGAGGGATGGCGCAAAAAACTCGTTCTAGCGCTTACGGAAAATCACCCCAGGAGTTTGACAGGCTAATAGAAGCAGCCGATTCAATGGATGCTGACGTTGGTAGGATGAAAAAAATTATTGATTCAGGTCTTGGTGAAGATAATTTGGAAGAATTAGGAAAGTTGAATCACCGTTATGCTACGGAAGTCGCCCCATTATTTAAAAATAAATTCTTCCAGCACATGCAAGCGAATAATAAAGCGCCTACAAATATGATAGAGCAGCTCACTAATGAACCCTATATCAAATCGACCAATCCCAATAAAGTAACGGGTACGCAGATTTTGAATGAGATTATAAAAGCCGATCCTGAACTATTACAAAATGTAGTAGGAGAGCGATTTGCACATAAACCGGAATCATTGCATCAATGGGATGAAGCAGCGCATAGTTTTATTCAACATATGCCTGAACTGCAAGAATTACGTGGAAAGCATTTTGAAGCTAAACAAGCTGAGGCACAATCTAAGCTCGATTTAGACCGCGTTAAACAAGAACATCAAATGCAACGTGAACAAGTCGATGCAGTTCATCGCAAAGAGATTCAGAAAGCTTCTGAACAGACTCGCGCAAAAAAAGCTGAGGTTCACAAAGAAAACGTAGCTAAGGATGAAGAACATAAGGCCAAGGCCAAATACTATAAAATGCAACAAGAAATGAAGGCGCTTGATGAACGTCATACTAAATTAACTGACAGTGCTAAAAAGATGAAAGAAAAGTCTAGGCGTAAAAATATATCGCTCAAGGAGAAATTAGACATTGAGCATCAATTGTCACAAACTAAGAAGCAATTGGGAGCAATTGAAAAAGATAGAGCACGATTAAAGAAAACAGGAAAGGTTATCGGAGGCACAGCAGTAACGTTAGCTGTGGGAGCACCGATTTATAAAAAAGCTAAGTCTATCGTAGAATTGGGCGATTAATCTTCAAGGACGAAGACATAAAACGACCAGGCCGCAAAGACTAGAATTGACAGTATAAAGCCCATGGAAGTTTCCTATAAAAATTGCATTATATAAAAAATTTGTGCAAAAAACAAGCATTATAAGGATATAAAGATGACAATGGTGCGTGGATACGATCCGATTTGGAAAGAAGTTGATCTTACAGGACATCTCTTTGATGACACTTTTTATCTATTTATCTTAGAAAATGATATACCTTATATACCATCTACTACGTGGCAAGACCCATTCGGTAATGTTCCCTGGAGTAATCCAATAAGATTTTTTGCAAATGGCACACTTCCAAACAATATTTATTACGATCCTGATACTGTCTATCGGTTGGAATTTAGACAAGGACCAACACAATCAGATCCACTTATATATTTGATTGAAAATTATGTTCCTGGCTCTAGTGGTGATATGCCTGTTGATGAAACTTTTTTCTCTACAGATAATCAAGTAAGCAATCCTCAATTTGCGCTGATTAATTTTGCGAGTCCATTAACGCTAAATAGCATTAGCACTCAAATAATAAACTTAGCCCCAGGATGGTTTTTGCATTTAACGGGTGCTGGGAATGTTACTTTAACGCAAGTGTTATTAAATAGCGCCGTTGTAGACCCAACAAATGCATCTTACGCGCTACAAATTCAATTAAGTGGTAGTTGGACCAATGCTTTCTTAAGCCAAAGATTTACTAGAAATGGAGTGTTATGGGCTAATACATATATATCTTCTTCTATAATGGCATTGTCTGGGAATGCACCACAAACTATTTCAGCGACAATCGTTGATTCTCAAGGCAATACAGTAGCTTCTGTATTAGGAAGCACACCTTTAACCGAAACATTCAATGAATATCGTGGTGTTGATTTAGCGCCTGCTTCGGCTGATACCGACTTTCCTCCTGCTGCTTATATTGAATATCAATTATTATTGCCAAATAATTGCAACATTACATTATCTAGTGTTCAATTAATTTCCGGCGATGTGCAACTTACATATCCCTATGAACAAACAACGATTGAACGTCAAATTGACCAAACATATCATAATTCATTCCCAATTGTACCAATTGGAACAATTATTGACTTTGGAGGATTTAATACACCATTACATTATTTATTATGCGATGGGGCTGCTTATAGTCGAACAACTTATAATTTATTATTCCAAGAAATAACGGCATTAGAGACCGTTACTTTGACATCTACTTCTCCTACTTTCACGGTGATATCTGGTGCAAAATATCGAATTGGAATGGGACTTGAAGGAACGGGGATTCCAGCATTTACTACGATAATAAACATTTCTGGCAATACCATTACAATGGCATCCCCAGCTACAACTACCGGCCCATCAGCCGTCAGATTCTACGCAGCAGCCCCTATATATTTGGAAACTGTAACTTTAACATCTACCATGTCTACATTTACAGTGACATCAGCTGCAAATTATGGCATTGGAATGGCTGTAACTGGAAGTGGTATTCCATCGGCCACAATAATTACAAATATTTCCGGGACCACTATCACTATTTCGCACGCAGCCACTATCACAGGAGCCTCTTTATTAAAATTTTATGGCGTTGGCAACGGGGATGCTTCAACTACATTTAATATCTATAATCTACAAGATTTTGTCATTGCCGGTACTGGCGGCTCATTATTTGGATCTAATGATAATACGATTGGCGCATCAGGAGGTTCAGCCATGCATACATTGACTATCCTTGAAATGCCAGCTCATACTCACCCAGGTGTAACACCTTCAATAGGTTTAGGTCAAGCAGATTCTCCAGGCGGTGGGGCTTCTTTAATTTCTGGATCGGGCTTTTCAATGAGTGTTGCATCTCAAGGAAATAGTAGTCCTCATTCAATTGTTCAACAAACAATGTTGATGAAAAAATGTATTAGATTTGAATATTAAATTATAAAAAGGAGAATAATGTGACAATTCCATGGAATGCAAATTATCTTGAAACTCTCTCATTTAGTGATACTGATTTTCAAGTGGGATGTACTGTTGATGAAGACCAGATTGTTACGATACCGGGAATTGATACCGATAAATATCAAGCTTATTTTGAATACGCATCAAATTCTAATGTATTTGTTTGCAAAAATTCTATTCCTGTTATTCCAGCTGGAGGCAGCGTAGGTGCGCAGCCTTATAATGAATTCAAACCTATCAAACGTTATGTACAAGGTGGAGATGTGTTACACTTTATTACACCAGATGATATTGCTTACATCGGAGTTTCATTAAGAAAATTACAAGGTTAAATAGAATGTTCCACGTGGAACATTAATATAATCACAAGGATTCGTGATGGTAAACACGATTAAATTTAGCCAGATGACGGATGGCGGCAATTTAGCTAATGATGAAAAAACTCCGGGATTATTGGGTGGGGCAAATGTATTATTTAATAATCCTTGGACATTTTTGCCCTCCGGAACAACAGCCGATAGGCCAACGCCATCGTCCTTAATTAACTATCGTCTGCGATTTAATACGACCGATCAGTTATACGAGTACTATGATGCGGTGCTAGGTGCGTGGACTCAATTGCAAGAGAGCGCGTTTACTCAAGGCCCATTTGTAATTTATACGGCAGATCCTTCTATCCCTGATGGTCAAAACTTAGGTGCGCTTGCTGACGGCATTCTGAAGCAGACCATTACCCTTGGCGTGGCCACCGTTGATATAGCGGTGAATGGTGTTGATTTCTATGGCCCGGGCTATACAGGTTATCTAGTCGCGCCTGCTGGTATTGCGGATATTGATGGTAATTTCATCCTTACAACAACAAGTGTTGGCGCTTCAGCCGTTAATAGCTTGCGTGTTGTAAATAGCATCACCGGAAATCCTGTTCTTATAGAAAGTATTGGATTTGATACGAATGTTGGATTAAGTCTAATTACTAAAGGAACAGGCCAATTAAGATTAGAAAGTGGTAATGCAACACAGCCTTTAATAATTGTTAGCGGAACATTGGGTAATCATTTTACTCGTTTCGCAATGGCAGATACGAGTGCCGATAGGACGGCAACATGGCAAGATTCAGACGGCACTATAGCATGGCTATCGGATGTGGCTGGTACTGTTACATCGGCACAGGGTACAGAATTTCAAGTTTTAGTAAACGGTAATTTTGGCACACAAGAAACAGGCGCTTGTATATTTACATTGCCACAAGACATTGCGGCAATCAGTTCTCCCACATTCAATTCCCTAACATTGACAAACCCATTAACCGTTCCAAATGGCGGTACAGGGTTGGCAACGTTGACGGCATATACATTGCTTGCAGGCGGTACAACATCTACCGGGAATTTACAGCAAGTAGGGGCTGGAGCCGCCGGACAATTATTGCAATCGGCTGGTGCTGGCGCATTGCCTACATGGACAACTTCCACATTCCCAAGCGGTTCTGGAACGTTGAACCATATGTTGCGATCTGATGGAACAAACTGGGTTGAAACCACATCGACAACATTAGATGCTTCAGATAACTTCGCAGGCATTACATCAGCAGCAATTGGAAACTTATCATTAGCAGTTAACACATTAAGCTCCAGTAACTCTAATGGTAATATTTATTTACAACCAAATGGTGTTGGTAGAACAGTTGTTACCAATGCAAGTGCTCCCTCCTCAGCATTTTTAGGTGATTTTGGAATTGTAACGGTTTCTGCCAGTGCTAGCCAAACTACAACAACTTATAGCGCAAATAGCGGACAATCATCGCAGCTTTATTTGGCAAAAAGTCATAGTACAACACCTGGATCATTTTCAGCGATTGGTTCATCTGAGGTTATTGGCCAGATTTTTGCATATGGTGATGATGGAACGCAATTTACTGAATCATGCAACATTAGATTTTTTGTTAATGGCACTGTTTCAAGTGGCATTGTTCCGGGGCAAATACAATTTTTAACGGCCAATAGCTCAGGCGCAATAACACAGGCTCTTGCGATTGATTCTGCGCAACAAGCTACGTTTGCAAATAATATTATCCAAAGTGGGTTTTTAAGAGGAACAACAGAAATACAAGACTCTGTGGCAAATGTCTTGCTAGATTTTGCAACAAGTGGTGGCACTCCATTTAACTATTTCCAGATTACAAATAATCCCACAGGTGCTGGTCCAAACTTAAATTCTCTCGGCGGAGACACTGATGTTGGCATGAATTTTACAACAAAAGGGAATGGTAGATTTTTTTGGCGCAGCACTCATGCGACTCCATTTGTTATTTTAAATGGAACTGCATATCAGCGCACCAACCAATTTAACTTCCCCGACCTATCTGGAAACTTTGCTTATACTTTCCCGGCAGCCACAGGAACGATTGCTTTGACAGCAGACCTTACTAGCTATGTCACTGCGGTAAATGGTACAGCAAACCGTATAACATCAACTGGTGGTACGACACCAACTATTGATATATCGGCAAGTTATGTTGGTCAATCCTCAATTACAACTCTTGGTACGATTGGAACGGGGGTTTGGAACGGTACATTAGTTTCACCAATTTATGGCGGAACTGGCGTTAATAATGGCAGCAATACATTAACATTGGCTGGCACACTGGCTACAAGTGGTGCATTTTCTTCTGTATTTACGATGACAGGTGCCACGAATGTGACGTTTCCCACAACGGGGACATTGTTGACATCTGCGGGTGCCGTAACTTCCATTACTGGAACTGCAAATCAGGTCATTGCATCAGCATCTACGGGCGCGGTTACTTTGAGTTTGCCGCAATCTATTGCAACCAGTAGCTCGCCCACATTTGTAACTGTGACTGGAACAACATCGGTTGTTGCCGGCGCCACAGGAAGTCCAGCGAACTATATAGTTTCTGTTGCGCCTGGCGCAAGTGCAGGCAATATAGTTATAACAGCGGCTAATAGTGCGGGTAATTTTAATGGCTTTATCACTAATGCCTCAATGTCAGACACAAGGACTTGGACATTCCCAGATAGATCCGGCACTGTAGCTATTCCAGTAAACGGTACTTTTTCTCCAACAATTGAATTTGGAGGAGCCTCGGTTGGAGTTACTTACTCTAGTCAGATTGGAAAATTCCAATTAGTAGGCAATGTTGCCACGGTTCAGTGTTTTGTTACTTTATCAAATAAAGGTTCTTCTGTAGGTAATGCTGCTATAGGAAATCTTCCATATGCCCCTGTTGACAATAGCCAAAGTTTTCCCATTGGGCAAGTATCTAATATATCATTTTTAGGCACATCCGTTGGAGTCACAGTAACAACTGCTGCTGTAGCTGTACTTTATTATAATATTACAGCCTCTACACCTGTAGTCCTTACTGATACCAACTTTACAAATACAAGCTCGGTTATTGTAACGTTTTCATATTTTATATCTTAAAAGATATAGATAATTAACACCTTGACAAAGATATGCTAGAGTGAATGTGGATTTTTAATAATAACGTGGAGAGACAAGATGTCCGAAGTAAAAGAAATGGGTTTGTTAGAATCGATGAAAGCGCAACATGCTGCATTTTTACAGCAAAGGGATCAAGCGCAAGTAAATTTTCAACAATTAGTTGGTGCGATTTTTGCGCTTGAAAGCATGATTAAACAGCATGAAGAAAAATTAGTGGCAGCACTAAAAGAACAGGTCGAGGGAGTAGTTCCTGCCGAACCAGTACCCACCGAACCACAAGGAGTTAGTGAAAATGAAGAAGCCTGCTAGAAAGATGGAAGAAAAAAACATCCGGAATATGGACGATAAAAAAGACAATAAAATGGTAAAGAAAAAGATGCAATGAAAAAGGACTGCAAATAATCAAGGAGCGAATCATGGCCTACGATGAGACACCAAGAAAGCCAATCGAAGTTAGAGAGGGAAAAGGAGGGGGGCGCGCAGGTCATGATGAGCTTATTGATCGCGCTGGTGACGCTGGACAATATGGCGTGCGAACCGATGCGGCAGCTGAGGGCGTGGGCTATTTGGGGGTTGATGATTTAGACAGGATAAGACGCAAAAATCTTAAACATAAAACCAGATAAATTATAAGGAGATAATGATATGGCTATTTTAGCAATTGGACGTTATTTCGTAGGTGATCCTAATATTGTTGGAATTGTCACAACTGATGATTTGGCCACCATTATTGCCGATGGATATCTTACTGCTCAACAACCAATTATTAATTCTTTAATTAATGGTGATTTTGAATGGCTCACTACTGACTTAATATTAATATATTATTCTCCTACAAGTATTGGATTTTTTACAAGAGATGCAATTAATAATACTTTCGTAGAATTTAATCAAGCAGGGCAAGTACAGGCTATAACCGGTACTTCACGTCAAATATTGTCAAATAATACGAGTGGAACTCCAGAAACAGGCAATATTACACTTACAATTGCTAACAACCCTATATTGCCAGGAACCGGCGGTGTTACTTTGCCTACAGGCACTACAATACAACGAGCAGGAAGTGCAGGTACTATACGATTCAATTCTCAAACAAGTGTTTTTGAAGGAACAGTTAATGGAAGTGCATGGTCTTCTTTAGGATCGTCAAGTATACAAGGAACCGCTAATCAAGTTTTAGCCAATGGTACTAGTGGCAGTCCAGTAACAGGGGCTGTGATTTTAACATTGCCTCAAGATATCAATACTATTAGTAGTCCAAGTTTCACTGCTTTAACCGCAGGGAATTTGAATTTAATTAATTCAACTTTATCTAGTATTTCCACTAATTCTAATTTGGCTTTAGTACCAAATGGAACGGCTGCTGTATTAATTGGTCAAAATACAGCATTTGCACCTATAGCAGGATTTCCTAATAATTTACAAATAATTAGTAAATCAGGATCGCAAGCGGGTTTAACCATAGGAACATTTTTAGCAAATGGCCAAGGATCAGTATCTTATTTATATAAGAGCAGAAGTACTTCTCCTGGATCATTCACTACTGTTCAAGTTGGAGATAGTTTGGGCCTTTATGGATGGTCAGCAGATGACGGCACAAGTTTTGTAAATGCTGCTAATATTGGGGTTTTTGTTACAGCTATTTCTCCAGGAAGTCTTTCTACACGCATGGCTTTTTTATTAAGAAATGGTGTTAGTGCTCCAACAGGAGCATTGCAATTAAATTCCGACCAAACTGCACAGTTTTTTGGAAATGTTACCAATGCTAGCGGTCATTCATTTATCAGTAATTCTCCTACTATAAATTTAGGTTCTTTAGCATTAACCGGGGCTAATAATGCAGGTAACTTTGCTAATATTTTAACTAACGCTTCAACAGCAGCAGCTAGGACTTGGACCTTACCAGATGCAACAGGTACAATAGCACTAACTTCACAACTAGCCACTCCCGCCGCTTTAACAAAAACAGATGATACTAATGTTACTTTAACTTTAGGAGGAACTCCATCTACGGCTTTACTACAAGCTACTTCCTTGACGTTAGGATGGACAGGTCTTTTAAGTCCAACTCGTGGAGGAACAGGTGTAAACAACAGTACTAATACCCTAACAATTAATGCGAATTCAACCATTAATCAAAATGTAAGCACGACTGCTATACCAACTTTTGGATCATTAATTACTACACCTGCAAATTCGGATGATTCATCATTATCTTTAGGAACTGCCTATCAGAATACATTAGGTTACGATATAGTTTTGACCGTATATTTGGCAATTACAGCCGCGACAGCTGGTTCAGTGGCCGTAGGAGTTGGGGCTACCAATACACCAACCCAACAAAACGTAATATCTGGATTTACCATTGCCGCATTATCAATTATACCTATAACTATTTATTTGCCGACTTCATATTATGCATTAGTAAGTCTTACAAGTGTTACGGGTAGTATTTCTGGACAACAAATAATGCCAGTTTAAAAAAATAATATATTAAAGGAAAATATTTATAAATAACCGCGCATATTAACATATTTAAAATTTAATGCTAGAGTGAATATGATTTATTTAAAATAACAGGGAGCGTTAAGATGTCAGATACAAAAAGCAATGAGATTCAAAAAGAATTAAGTTTATTAGATCAACTCAAAGAACAACACACTCAATTTTTGCAGCAACGCGAACAAACTCAGACTAATCTCCAGCAATTAATTGGAGCTATTTTTGCATGTGAATTAATGATTAAAAAACATGAAGATGCTATTAAAGAATTGTCATCAGAAAATTTAGGAGCTCAAGGAAATGGCGAAGCTTACAACCAAGAAGCGTAATTCATTACCTAAATCAGAATTTGCATTACCAGGCGAACGTAAGTTTCCAATTAATGATGCTTCCCACGCAAAAAATGCCAAAGCACGAGCATCAGAAATGGAACACAAAGGAAAATTATCTACTTCTAGTAAAGCTAAGATAGATTCTAAAGCTGATAAAATTTTAAAACGCGGCGAGCCTAAAGGAAGTAAACGATGAACGTGCTAGCAACATTTATTAGTACTCAATTAATTAAAGCTATAGAGAGTGAATTTATTAATCATTCACCTGAAATACAGGCTGCTATTATCCACCAGATTCAAAATTTTCTGATTGAAGGAACTATCTGGGTAGAAAATAAACTTGCAATTTCAAAAAAATCAACTGGAGAGTAAAGTCATGAAGAAAGAAAAAAAACCTATGAAAAAAATGGAAATGAAAGAGAAAAAAATGGAGCGTAAGAGTGATAAAAAAGACAAAAAGGATTGCCGTTATTAGGAGATGATCATGGCATATGAAAATGATCCGATTAAACGTCAAGATAGTGATGGTAAAGATAGAAGAATTAAGATAGGGTATAATGCTGAAATAGATTCTGCTAAGGCTGCAAGAGATAATACATTGAAAGATTCAGATCCGATGGTCGAAAAGGAAGGATTTTTAGGAATTGATAATCTAGATAAAATGAGACGCAGAAAAGTTAGATAATTATTCATCAAATTATATGGAGATAATTAAATGATTACATCGATAAAAAGGGATTTTAACTTATTTCCTAATATTGTGGGGATTGTTACGACAGACAATTTAGCCGCAATTACTACAACAGGTTATTTTAATACTCAATTAGCAGCAGTTGAATTATTAAATAATGGAATATGGCAATGGGAGCTGGAAGATTGGATTGTAATTTATTACGCTACCAATTTAATTGGATTATTTACTTATAATGCCTCGACAGATGCTTTTGTATCGTTAGCAGCTAACGGAGGAATTTCTAATACTTTACCTTCCGCTGATATTATCGTCGGTAATTCTTCAAATATAGCTACCGCTGTAGTTATGTCTGGTGATGTACACATTAGTAACACTGGCGTAACAACCATTCAAGCCGGCGCTGTATCAGGCTCTAAGATTGCTAATAACGCCGTAGACTATGCTCAATTGGCGTTGGATGTAGCGGCTACAGTCACTGTTACTTTAACAGCCACTCAAATCAAAGCCTTATATGATACCCCGGTACAATTAGTCGCAGCACCAGGTGCTGGAAAATTAATTTTAATTGATAGTATCTTATGGGATATCGCTTTCGTATCAGCTCAATATACAGCTGGCGGCGCTATTCAGGCTCAATATGGAAATACAGTTCATGGCGCTGGCTCTCCAGCCTCAGCATCTATTGCAGCAGCTACATTGAATGGAATAGCAGCTAGTGGGTTTATTGCTAACGGTTCAGGTTCAGCAACATTAAACGCACCTGCAACTGTAGAAAATACCGCGGTATTTTTGTCTAATGCAACTGGCGATTTTGCAACTGGCGATTCAACGGCCACTTTATATGTGCGATATAGGATTGTAAGCCCCGCATAAAGATAGTCAATGAACAAGCTAAGGATAGCTTTAATTTGGTTCCTGTGTGGATGCTAGGATGCATATACCCACACAGGATTTTATATTTCTCACCAATATATTTACTAAATCACTTGCTTATTTGTCAGGAGGATATCTGTTATGCAAGATTTACAGCAATGGATTAAAAATTGCGAAAAACTAAATTTAGAATCTTATATTGATACAAATGGTCATTTAACCATTGGATGGGGAAGAAACTTAGAGAATGGTATTCGTCTAGATGAAGCTGAATTAATGTTTAAAAATGATTTAAAGCAAACGATTCAAGAATTGGATGCTCAACATTGGTTTGTAAATTTACCTGATAATGTTCAAGCTGCTCTTATTAATATGAACTTCAATCTAGGTATTACCAAATTGAATGGTTTTAAAAAAATGATTGCGGCACTCCAAACTAAAGATTACACAACTGCTGCTTTAGAGGCTTTAGACAGTCGTTGGGCAAAGCAAGTAGGTCAACGAGCTACAGATATATCGGTAATGATTAGAGAGGGAAAATGACAAAGGAAGAACGATTCGAATTGCTATGGACTCATTATCATCGCCAATTAGATGAAAATAGAGCCGTAGGAAGAGCGTTGGATGAACTTAGGGAGCAAGTTCGGGAGCTAAAGGATGAGCTTAACGCAAGAGCAAGTAGAACACATAAACGTAGTAAATTGGTTTCACCATGACTTTCCAGAGTTAGCAGATGACTTTCATCACTTTGCTAATGAGAGATTCATTGATGTTAAAAATAATCCCGGTCTTTGGCAGCATGCTAAAAATTTGTCAAAGATGGGAATAAAAAAAGGAGTTTCAGACTTTTTTCTAGCGCTGCCGGTTCAGAACGAATCTGGTGTTTGGTTGGCTGGATTGTGGATAGAGTTAAAAGTTGGAAAGGGAAAACTTACACCTGAGCAATCGGCTTTCATACACCGTAAATTACAACGTGGCTATGAAGCTGTAGCTGTATGGGGTGAGGATGCTGCTAAGGCAGTTATTTTGACGTATTTAAAAAGGGGTGTTGAATATGGAGAGCTTACGAGTCACCATCTTAAGGGATGATGATTATGATTCATTCGTGATACCGGATGTGGAACTTTTCTTAGAACATTTGAGAGCTGATCCAAAGATAGCTGAGAAGTATAAACGCATGGACGCAGAAGAGTTTAGACAGTGGGTCGAGGACGACTTAACACCTAAACAATTTGAAAAGTTAAAGGCTTTAAATAATTTATAAACAGGGAGCGTTAAAAATGAGTGAAACAAGTTATGAGTTTGATCCATGTGAATTAGATGAAAGTGAGGATGAAGAAGTAACGTTAGATAACTGGAAACCGAAAGTCTTCCAAAAAGAAATAGCAACTTCTGAGTGGCGTCAAAAATCTATAGGAAATAATTTTAATCAGCACCCCGGATTAGATGAACTTAAAAAAATTCATGTATATCTTAATAAGAAAGTTTCAGATAGTGACTTAATGAAAGCATTTGGAATCAACGCAGAAACTTTAATAGCAATTAAGAAAAATAAATATCATCCAGTAGATGGAATTTCATTAGATAATCTTAGTAAAATATATGAAGAATTTGATTCAATTGAAAAGAAAATTGATAATTGCTTACGCGCTATAAATTATATAGCTAGTATTATTTTTTTGGACAGTGAAGAAAAAGATAAATATAAACTGGCGTGTAAAAAGCCAAAGAAAGATAAAAAGAAACCAAAATATGATGAAGATATTTATGGCGAAGAAGAGTAATATTTAATCATCTAGTCCGACATTTCCTATTGTCGCCGTATGGTGTGCAAGAAATGTCGGGTGGCTCCGAGAGGGTAGCAATAGCTATCATATGCGCAAGACGCTGCCGGAGCCATAATTTCTGGAAACATCTCAACGTTCCCGATACTTTTTCTACAACATGGTAGATAAGCTATTTTTATTTAACTGATTTTATCTTATATGATTCTATCATAAAGCCTTTCCCATATGCATCAATGGCTTCTTTAATCATTTTGTCTTTATATTTAAATTCCTTATGACATGCATGCGTAGTAACATCATATTCATCATAATGCCATAATGGCAAAATAGGTATTAATTTTAATTTTGTTAAATAAAAATTGGAGCTTTTTTGCAATTTTTTAATCCTTGAATGAAGTACTGATTTTTGGTGCATAGTTATTAATGGTAATTTATGCAATCCATCTACATCTAAACTAGAATCTTTAATAAAATTCCCTATTTTTTTTACTTCATTATAATTTTTTCGCCACAAATCTACATTCCGTGTATTCATATTGTCCTTATAGTTATTCAAAAACTTTCTGTTTTATCCTATATCCACTATTGTCAAATTTCAACATAATTTTTGATGGTATATTCACATGTTCAAGCATTTGTTCCATTTTAGAACGTATGCTCATATAGGGATACCATTCGCTAGGTTTATTACAATGTTTTTTAATGAATTGTCCATAGAATACATGCTTTGCTTTATCGTTTATGGGCGTATAGTTTTCATAATAGGCTGCAATCTGGCCGTTATCATTTCTACATCGGTACATGCAATTTACTCGAAAGCCTGTCTTAGAGTCAGATATTGCATATTTTGCATCAATTACCTCAAGTTCTTTTAATTCATTAGCTGCGTTAGTGAAAAGGGTAAGTTTTTTATTAGGATCAATTAATTCATGTTGACAGCTTCGACAATGTCGACTTGCGAGATCATTTTTGACTCTGCATTCTGCGTTTGTACAATCTTTAAACTCAAAAAAATATTCACAGCGTTTATCATTGATAATTCCAATACAACGGCGAGCTGTCTCTGTATTTAATTCCATACAAGTAGGGCATTTGATTACTCTGGGTTTATCATCGTCTAAAGTCTGTTTAACAGCTTTTAAAAGAATCGGATTATCCCAATCTCGATGACGTTCAATGTTGCCTGCAAAGTCTAAAATTAAAGCGTTTTCTTTTTTTGTTTTGGGTGACAATCGCAATGATCGGCCCATGGTCTGAACAAGAAGCACAAGACTTTCTGTCGGACGCAGATAGGCAATCGTATCAAACGGGGGCACATCAACCCCAACTGAAATAATAGCGATATTAACAAGATACTTAATAATTCCCGCGCGTGCCTTATCAAGGATTTTCGTTCTTTCATATTCTGGAGTATCTCCAAGTATTAAAGCTGATTCATATCGAGGTAGATAAGTTATTATCTCTTCAGCATGCTTTCGCGTAGTTGCAAAAATAAAAACTCCATATCGGCTCTGGTTTTCCATGATATATATAAGTTGTTTGCAGATAAGCTCTGTTAAACGATTACTCTTTGTAATGACCTCTTCTAGTTCTTTTTCATCGAATTTACCATTCTGTTTTATACGCACTTTTGAGAAATCAATTATAAGTTCTTTATCTATTTGAAAACATGGTTCAATCAGATATCTATCACATATAAGCTGCTCTGTGGTAATATTTCCAACCTGAGATTGAAATAAACATTCTTTGCCAACGATTGTTGTTCCCTTAAATCTGAAATTTGTACCTGTAGCACCGAGCAATCGCATGTCGGGGTATTCTTGCTTGTAATGACGCAATATACGCATAAAGCAAGTTGCATGATGAAGATAGTTAATAGCATGAGCCTCATCGACGACAATGATATTGAATTTAATCTTTCCAATAGTTTCATTTTTATTTATTCCATTAAGTACTGATTGAGGGGTGCCAAACACAACGGGTGCGCTGGCGTCTTTTGTACCGAGTGCGGCACAATATATTGAAGCATGACCGCCCTGATCATTAAAAGTGGCAAAGTTATTGCGTACTAATTCTGCGTTGTTAACAAGGCATAGGGCGCGTTTACCGGCCTGTTGCATTGTGAGGAGTATGCTAGCCAGCATAAGGCTCTTTCCGGCTCCCACGCTTGCCATTAAGAGAACCGGCTCATCATTCTTTTTTAGGGCTTGCCAACACTCTTGGACGGCTTGTTGCTGATAGGGCCTCAGTTGTTTCATTAGACATCCTGTCTTCTAAAGATTCATTAATTTCTGTTCTAATATCGTGGCCATCACAATATCTTAATAACATCTGATACATGTTTATTATATCTTTAGGGAATATGAGTTTTTTTTCATTCTCGCAATAGTTATCAATCATAGATTGGATTTTAGTTAACAATGGCTCATGCATCTTGTAAATATCGCTATCTGCATCATAGGAAGTATATGCGTCGCCCCAGCTTTGTAGATCGTATAGCTCTTCTTTCGTAAAGTCATTCATCTTTAGAATTCCCCACATTATCTTGCTTAATTTGACTTACCCTCACAAATTGATTAAATTCGGAAGGTAAGATGATTTTCTAGGTCATTTTAGTTATTAAGCAATAAAATCGGCTGGTGGTTCTTCCCTAAACGAATCATTATTTATTCGTGAAATAAATTGTATTTCGTTTCCTGTTACGGAATATAACCATTGGCCTTTTTTATCACCGACTGTTGCTTTGACATTGACTATATCTCCTTCAATATAAACAATATCACCAACTTCTGTATTTTCATCTACAACGGTTCCAAACTTGCTAAAGAAATTAACCAAATGCCAGGTAGTAATTAATTTAACTTCTCCCTTAGAATTGGTATATCTTTTGTTTGTTACAACCGTCAAGCATGTAACTTTATCACCGCTTTTTGCAAAGCCATGATGTTTTTTTCCTACTCTTCCTAACAATGTTGCTTTCGCAAGCATTACGATCTCTCCAATTGAGATAAAAGTCTATTAGCATTAGTACTAGAAAGTTCAGAAAGGTCATTGACTTTATAATACTGCAATACCTTTGTGACACGTTCCGCGCTAAATGCTTTCTCTTCCATTAGCAATGAAATTTTATCGATTTGTTCATCACTAATTTTAATATCATCATCGGTTATTTCATAGCTTCCTCCTTTTTCTTGTTGAATCTCTTCTGCTTCTGATTCGATAACATTATTATTTAGTATGCTTTTAACTCTTTCTGTTTGAGTATTGCCGTTAATAATCATTAAATTCTTTTGGTTCTCAATTTTTGTCTGGTCCATTTCTTCCTCGCCATAAGTCCCGGCGAATAATTCTTGAAAACACATGCGTAAACACTGGCTTTCAGCTACTTTTTTAATCATAGTAGCTGGTTTCCCACCTTGCGCCATGTATCCTTTGTCGTTTTTGTAGGGACCTGCTTCTTTCCATAAACTTTTACCAGTTGAATATTCTATTAATTCAGCGAATACAAATGATGATCTTTCCGAATTTTTACGTTTAGTAATACAATAAGCCCCTAACAATTTTCCCCTATTTTTTAAATTATATTGATGTTTAATTTTTCCGTCTGCCACTTCAAATAAATCATTTTCATAGACTGCATCACTTTGATGATAATCATAATCTTTATGTGCCTGAGCTGATTTTCTATAACCATCTCGGCCAATAAATGTCTGCGCTGCATCTTTTTCGTTATATTTAACAGCCCATATTTCACGTAAAAATGGATTAAGATTCGTAGCCTTTCCCATTCCAACAAAAAATTTAAATTCTAAATCAGTTAATTTTGGTGCAAACAATTTACGAATTTCTTCTAATTTTTGTTTGTCTTCCCATATGGTAATGTTAGATACATATTCTATAGATAATGCTGTACTCATTAATTGACTCCTTTCATCAAGAATGTACGTGTTCCACGTTTGTTGGCTTTCCACGTTATAATCGGCTTCCCACTGACGTCTGTTAAACATTCGGCATCTTCCATAAATTGCATAATATTAAATTTGTATTTTTCCTCTACCTCACTTAAAGCCTTTATTTTAAAGCGTGTATCGATTAATGTTGTGAATTGTTCTGCTATCTCTGGTGCAATTGTTTTTATTTTTTCCGGATCATGTTTTGGATACATCAGTCTTAAATCAATTTGATTAATCGGCTCTGGTGCAGTTCGTGTTTCAACACAATTCCAAAACTTTTTAGCAGCTTGAATTAATTTTTCTTCCAATTCTAAATCACGCGCATATTTAAATTCTCTATAGTCATTACCGCCGATTAATACCGCAATATACGCACAATCCGCATTCATCACCGCACAGTAATGAGCTACTTGCACCAAATAAGGCATAGGAATCACATCAGAGCCATTTTCTCCCCATTCACTGGCCATAAAGCCTGATGAACATTTAACTTCAAGCACGGCGTTTAATGAAGATATAAAGCCATCCACGTTTCCACGTAAAAATTCATAGACTGGATGTGCTGCTGTATTAGGCGTTTCTACGGTAACATTATTTCTTTTTGCAAATTCTTCTCTAATAACATTTTCTAATTGATGTCCCCAATATTGGAATGGAGTCATCTCATCGCGTGTCTCAACTTCACCAATTTTTTCTAAGTATAATTGGTAAGGAGTTTTATAATTTGATAGTCCTAAAATGATTGGCATATCGCTACCACCAATTCCCAAGAGCCTTTCTTTTCTTTGTTGTTCAGTAATCATAATTTATCCTTTTAAAAATTAATTTTTTTAAATTAATTAAGCTATAAAATTGAAAATTCCGTATTTCATAATCGCCTCCATTCACTCAGTTATTGTAATTCAATTGCATAAACATTACAACCCATGTAATATATTATTCTAAATTAAATAAGGAAAATAAATGATCCCTAATGATGTTTTAGAGAAATATGGCAGTTATTATAATTTTAGAAAAGAAACCGGTATGTCTGCTTCCTCTTTGTTTAATTGGATTACATGGGGCTATGTGCCGGAAAATTCGCAATATAAGTTGGAACGACTGACTAATGGCGAACTTAAGGCCAAATGGCCCCCTGATGATTTTAATGACAAGGAGACTTATGAATAAATCACTAGATGATTGGTACGCCGCAACACAAAAAATGATTAAAGAGGCTTATTGTGAGCGCATTGTAAGCAAAGAAAAAATGAAGGGAGTTGTAGACCTTTGGATTGAACGCTTAGACTTATTAGAACAAATAGACCCCGGAATTGCCGAACGATATCAACGCCGTAAAGCCATGCAAAAATCATTTTCTTATGAACAAATCGACTTTATCTGCTATCAAACCGGTGATTGGTATATCGAGTGGCAAGATAAGATGTGGGTGGATAGTAAACCCAATCAGCATTGGCTAGGAGTTGCCAAAGAGCAGCTTAAAACCATGATTTGTGGAGAATAAAATGAACGTTGAATTTTGGCATAATTTCTCACTGATTTGGCTATCTATTGGAATGGTTATTTTGGCAAGATGGTGTAGATCATTGTCTCGTGATTTACGATGCGTTGAACTTTGGATCATCTTGAACGACAGAAAAATTAACCCTAAAAATGACGAAGAATCACCATCAGATTTGGCTTACATGAAAGAGAAGGGGTTTTTATGATTGAAGAATTTTATCAATTGTACAAAGCTGGGCGAGCTATGGTTGAAACCTTGAGACATAAAGACCTTTCGGAGTCTTTTAAGGACTTTATTGATTCATTGGAGGCTGGTTCAAAGTCTTTAGATAAATCAAATCCTGCCTATTACGAACGTTGGAAAAAGGAAAGAAATAATGAGTGAAAACGTAAACATTACCGAAGCAAAAATGAGCCTAAAACATCATGTGAAATTCTTTGAAAGCCTACTTAAGCACATCCGAAAAGGTGAAGAACCTATGCTTAGTCGTTCAATGTGGGCTACGTGGTGTCTTCATCGCTACATTGAGGACAGGCTTATGGATGACATTAAAAAAGTTATTTATGAAAATTCGGTTAATCCAAAACAATAAAAGAGGATAAAAATGGATTTTAAAATTGGAGACCAAATTTGGTGGTTTCAAGCAAAAGAGCGTCTGTCTATGTATCAATTAAGCAAAATATCTCCTGATACCATAACATTGGTTCATGATGTAGTAACTGATATTGTAGAAGATTTACTTGTTTGCTGGCATGGTACCCATAATCCAAAAGAAATATGGGGTAAATCTAGGAAAGAAGCGTGGGATCGCCTTAAAAATGAACTTGAAAAATGGGGGTCTTTAGATTAATGAAACTATCTTGATTTCATTGATTTATCAACGGCAAACAATTTAAATCAAAGCTGTGAAATTAAAATTACTTGGTATAAGATAATTTTACGCCAACTGGAGATACAAAAAGCAAAGGAGATTTGATGATAATCGATATATATGCGAAATCCGTACAATTGCTTGAACATGTAGCTAATTCTGTACATGAAAGAGACAATAAAAATCCTAATTTACTTTGTTTTAGTATCAGTGAAGTTCATGTAGTTGAAAAATGGCTAAATGAATTGATTAAAGAAGTAAAAAACGATTGTATTTGTCTTAAACCAGAATAATAAAAAACCCGTTGGTGTCTCCACTTTTCGGGTTTTTTTATTCTATATCTTAACGATAACTTTACTATGAAAGTAAATATAACATGGATATAGTAAGATGCTTAGAAATAAAAAGGAATAATAAATGATTAAATAGAAATTTTGGGCATCCTGGCCCATCCCATCTACCCCTAGTAGTTGGATACATCCTGCTAATAATAAGTTCTTCGCCTGCAAAGAAGAGGAACAAACTAACGTTAATGCTAATTAACAAAAGGATTCTATCATGTCTATTGAAAAAAACACACCCAATCGATTAAAAAAATATGGTTTCGGTTTTTCTACTTTTTTAAATTCTACAATGGATTTAATCCCAGATGATGGTGCTTTAGGAATATATATATATCTCGGTTCTAAATCCGAAGATTGGGACATTCAAGAAAAAGATATAATGCGTCGTTTTAAAAAAGGACGTGATTATGTACGCGCTAAAATGAGAATTTTAAAAGACCTTGGCCTCGTGAAAACAATTGCCTATAGAGATGACAGTGGACGTATAGTTGCATGGGACACATGTCTATTTTCCCAGATTCCTGAAAACCCGTCATCTGGTGATTCATCCAGATTCCTGAAAAACCAGAATGTGGCTGAACCAGAATCTGGAAAACCAACCCATATACTAAATAAAGAAAAAGAATTAAAAATAAAAGAAAGAAAGAAAACAAACAAAGAACAGCCTGTTGTTGTTTTTTCTTGTAAGGAAACTATTAAAACCCATGTTGAAAACACTACTAACAAACGTGATGATTATGTTGAAGATGAAATTATCGACCAAATAGCTTTTTATGCGGCTAAAGACATTGGCAAAGATTCAGAAGTGAAAAAGAAAGTTAATATAGGATTAAAACTCCTTAAAGAGGGTAAATGGCTTATTCCTCAAGGTTGGAATGGCATAACTTCACAATCCATTATTGAAAAAGACGAAGAATATGCAAGATCTAAACAGCTTCAATATCAACAAGAAGCTCGAGCTATGAAAAATATTAAAGAATTGATGGTCTCTAAAGCCGGTGAACTAGCTCTTCAAGAAATGCTTAAAAAAGTTAGGATTAATGCGGCATGTTAAGTCGGCTTCAATGCCAAACAATAATATTTAATCTCGGTCTTAAATTTGGAGTATCGCCAAAGCTCATAGCAACGCGTCTATTGAGTTCTGAAGACAAACAGTATATGTTAGAGGGGTTATTAACGATCGAGGCTCTGGAGTGTGCTGTAGAGGCTTGGAAGGCATCAGGAACACCCGATCATGCGCATGGAAATACCGAACCGCTAAAAAAGGGGGGATATTGATATGAAATTTGAGGATTGGCTTAGTCAACAAAACAGTCGTGAAGATATCATTGGAGAAATGGCTAGAAAATATGAAATAGATTTTAAAGCTAATTTGGATGAGTTACAAAAAAAAGCTATAATCCTAAATGATGTTTCTTTTAACCCAATAAAAGGAGACGTAAAAATGGAAGCAAGTGTTAATCAATATTGTGGTGCTGAGGCACTTTTGAAAGATAAATGTATAGATGTCGGTTTAGAGTCAATTGCATCGGCCCAAAGAACCGGTTATGCAGCTGAAGCAACTTCACAACATGGATTTAATCATGTTGATGGAACTGCTCAAAGGATGGCTATTGCTGAGCTTGATGCTATCAATAATGTAGGTGATGATGTATGTGATAGTTCCCGTGATCTTATGCGAGATATTCATGGAACTGATAATCATTTGAGTGGTTCTGTAGAGCGCCTGGGTTTATTTAATGCGGGTGTTACTGAGCGCAATGCGGATAAGACGCAAGCTGAAGTAGAACGTTTTGGATTATCAGAATTAGAAGCTATTCGCAATGCAGAAAAATATCTTTTTGCAGGTATGTCTCAAAATGCCAAGGATATTCTTCTTAAAAGTTGTGCGGATACTTCAAGTATTAAAGACCAATCAGCTAGTCAATTTAAAGATTTATTATTACAAAATGCTGAAAATGCTAAAGATGCAGCTATTACAGCCTGTACAAATGTAAAAGATTTGATTATTCTGGGTGATAAACATTACTCACAAATTCAAATTGAAGCATTAAAAAATAAAGAAGAATTAGCTAGACAAATTGCTGAATGTTGCTGTGAGCAAAAAGCATTAACAATTGAAAAAGCTAATGATACTCAGCAATTAGTACGAGAACTTGATAAAGAAAGATTGCGAGATGAATTAGCAAAGACTCGAGAAGAACTAATAGCTTTGCGAGTAAGAGCAACTTTGCCTCCAGCTCTAACAGGTTCAATTACTATCTAGCTCGATTTACGGTAGGGACGATATTTGTCCTTACCGTTTTAAACAGTTACTTTTTGATAAAATTATTTAATACGTTAGGATAGCATCATGCAAACTGGAATTGTAAAATGGTTTAACGAAGCAAAAGGTTTTGGATTTATTACAAGTGAAGAGAAAGATTATTTTGTGTATTTTAAAGAAATCCAAGGAACTGGATTTAAAACTTTGAAAGAGGGTGAGAAGGTGCGTTTTACCACTGAATCCTCACCCAAAGGCCCCGTTGCTAAGAATGTGTATCTGGGGTATGAAGATCTTTAGGATAATATAGACGCTCAATTTCTTTACCAAGTTCTTTGGCTAAATCTTTCAGATCGTCTATTTTTTCACTATGTGTGTGTCCGCTGATTAAAATATTC